TGTGACTTTATATCATCTGGTCATACGGTAGTAGATGGTCCTATCATTCAATGGTATGAACAAACATATGTTGAAGATCCAAAAGAAAAAAGAGGCTTTGATGGTAATTATTGGATATGGGAATATCCTAACTATTCAAATTCATATGTAGTAGTAGCGGATGTTGCTAGAGGCGATGGAGGAGATTATTCTGCATTCCATGTATTGGATATAAAAACTATGCAACAAGTTGCCGAATATAAAGGCAAAATAGGAACTACAGAATATGGTAACATGTTAATTGCAGTTGCAACAGAATGGAATAATGCATTATTAGTAATTGAAAATGCAAATATAGGATGGGCAGTTATACAAGTTGCAATTGATAAAGGATATGAAAATTTATATTATTCTTACAAACAAGATGCATATGTAGATGAAGATGTACATTTAAGAAAAGGATATGATCTAAAAAATAAAGGTCAAAAAGTTCCTGGATTTTCTACCACATCAAAAACAAGACCTTTAATCATATCTAAACTAGAAACATATTTTAGAGAAAAATCTCCAGTTGTAAAGTCAAAACGATTGGTAGATGAATTATATGTATTTATATGGAACGGGAGTAGAGCAGAAGCACAAAGAGGATATAATGATGACCTAGTAATGTCATTTGGAATTGCACTATGGGTTAGAGATACTGCATTAAGATTACATCAACAAGGAGTAGATTTATCAAGAAAGGCATTAGGAGGATTTGGTAAATCAGCTGGAGTATATTCGACAGGTACAGACAAACCAAAAGATTGGCAATGGAAATCAGGTGATAAGGACAATGAAGATTTAACCTGGCTTTTGGAGTAACAAGATATTTATATAAAATTGGAAAATTATGGCAGACACATCATTAAGAGCGCGGTTAGGCAGATTATTTGCAACAAATGTAGTTGTTAGAAGAATTGCAAAGAATCGTCTTAAGGCCGTTGATACAAATCGATTACAATCGACAGGAAATTTAACCAACAAAAGATATGTTGATAGATTTTCTGGCGTACATAGAGGTATGCCGGGTTACGGATCATACAATCAAAGTCAAACATTTCATACATCAAAAATAGAATTATTTACAGATTATGAAGCAATGGACATGGACCCAATATTATCATCGGCATTAGATATTTATGCAGACGAATCTACAGTTAAAGATGCAGATGGAGATACACTAACTATCACATCTCCTAATGATGAAATAAGAAAAGTTTTAAGAAATTTATTTTATGATGTATTAAATATTGATTACAATTTATGGCCATGGATTAGAAATGCTTGTAAATATGGAGATTTTTATCTACATCTAGATGTTGAAGAAGAAATTGGCATTGTTAATGTAACACCGATATCAGCATATGAAATTAGACGTGATGAATGATTTGATCCTGAAAATCCATATGCACATAAATTTACTATGGAAAATACACATGGTGGCGGAAATAATCAATGGACAGGTGGCGGAGGTGGCGCTCCTACTGAATTTGAACCATATGAAATAGCACATTTCAGATTGTTATCGGATACAAACTTTTTACCGTATGGTAAATCAATGATCGAAGGTGCTCGAAAGATTTATAAACAATTAACTCTTATGGAAGATGCAATGTTGATTCAAAGAATCATGAGAGCACCTGAAAGAAGAATTTTTAAAATTGATGTAGGTAATATACCGCCAGCTGAAGTTGATAATCATATTCAGAATATTATCAACAAAATGAAGAAGGTTCCTTATATAGACGAAAAGACGGGAGATTATAATCTTAAATTCAATATGCAAAATATGATTGAAGATTTCTTTTTACCTGTTAGAGGCGGCGAATCTGGAACGAATATAGAATCATTGCCAGGATTATCTAATGACGGTGCTATTGAAGATATAGATTATTTGAAAAATAAATTATTTTCTGCATTAAAAATACCTAAAGCATTTTTAGGATATGATGAAGGCGTTGAAGGTAAAGCAACATTAGCAGCAGAGGATGTTCGATTTGCAAGAACAATTGAAAGAATACAAAAGATATTTGTATCTGAATTAACTAAGATTGCAATTGTTCATTTATTTTCTCAAGGATTTAAAAACGAAGATTTAGTAGGATTTGAACTATCATTAACAAATCCATCTCTTATATATGAAAAACAAAAAGTTGAAACATTAAATGAAAAGATTACACTTGCAACCAGTCTAAAAGAATCAAACTTATTTTCAGAAAGATGGATATATGAAAACATATTTGGATTGAGTCAAGATGAATGGACAGCAGAACAAGAACAAGTAATATTAGATCTTAAAGAAGGCTTCAGAAGAGAACAAATTAAAGGTGAAGGTAATGATCCGAGAAAGACAAATCAATCATTTGGAACCCCTCATGATATTGCTTCGATGCATGTTGCAAACAAAGGAGGATTATTACCTGGACAAGAACAAGAACATGTAGCAGGGCCAGGTAGACCAAAAGGTGCTATTAGTGGAAAATCTCATGATTCGACATTTGGCAGAGATCCGATTGCAGCAAAACAAATAGGAAAGACATTTTCATCAGATGATTCGCCATTACAGCATAAGTACAAAGGCGGCTCGCCATTAAGTACAGAAAATTTAGAGGTGAGCAATTTAATTGCTTCCATGAAAAATAAATCAAAAGTCATCCAACAAACGATGTTGAATGAAGACAAAATAGATGATAATGGTACAATGCTAGACGAGAACCAATTATTAGAAGAATAATCTAATATGGATTTCCGAAACGCTAGCATATTTATTAAAAAAATATGAATATACGGGGCGAACTTTCATGAAAAGGATAAAACATTCAAAGGTAAAAAATACCGGACTAATTTTTGAATTGCTTGTACGACAAGTTGCTTCTGATACTATGAATAATATGGATTCGAAAGCACTTCGAATCATCAAAAGACATTATAATTCAAAATCAGAAATTTCAAAAGAATTAAAATTATATAGAACTGTAGCAGAAGAAAAATTTCCAACTGAATCAAAGGCTGAGAAATTTGTAGAAGCAGTTTTAAAGGCACGTGCTGATTTAAACGAATCACAACTAAGACGTGACAAATACAACTTAATAAAAGATCTTAAGGCAAATTATAAAATTGAAGATTTTTTCAAATCTAGAGTTAAAAATTACAAATTGCATGCATCGACATACAAATTATTTGAATTTAATTCTGCCGACGATCCAAAAGAATATGTATCAAGTAAATTTACATTAGTTGAACATGTACAAACATCTACCAAGAAGCAAGGCGATGCCCCAAGTCTTACTTCAGAACACAAAGATGTACGTATATTAGCTAGTAAATTAGTAGTTGATAAGTTCAATGAGAAGTATTCTACTTTAGGCGCATCTCAAAAGAAAATGTTAAAAGAATATATTAACAACGTAACCAATTCAGTTAAGTTAAAAAAATATATTTTATCTGAAACTACTAAATTGCAAGATATCATATCAACGTTAAAAACATCAGTTGGTAGTAAAGTCATTAAAATTAAATTGAATGAAGTTACTAACCTATTATCAGAATTGAATAAGAAACATACAATTGAAGATAAGGATGTATTAACAATGTTACGTTATTATGAACTAGTAAATGAACTTAAAAAATTAGGGAGTAAATAATGCCAGCACCAAATTATCATTTAGACTATACACATACAGGCTCATCAAATTATGAAAGATTTGGCGCAGCCGGAACATTTTATGAAGTAACTGCAATAGCTGCCGGCGGCACAGGATCTTTTGATGGAGCTGGCGGAGCTGGAGTAATAATTGGAGCAGCGGCCGGACAAGCAACGACCCAACTACATGTTATGGGCGGTGGAATTGTAAGAGGATCAGACCTTCTAGTTAAAACAATGTATGACATATCAGTTAGTGAAGTTCGAGCGACGGGCGGAACTGTATATGTATTTAGAAGACAACAATAGGAGATAAATAATGGATTACTTAACTAAATTCAAAGAGTTTTTAAATAAAGAGGCTTTAGATAACATTGATGATAAAGAAGCAGAAACTAAATTTAAAGATTTGAAAGATAAAGATATTGACAATGATGGCGAT